ACGGACCAGACGCAACTGACAACGCACAGTTACACGTTAGATACACTGTCCAGAATGGTGACATAACCATTACCGATAAAGACGGCAAGATTCTTCCATGGGTTCCACCTAAAGAGTGGAAACAGCAGATTAACAACGCTCTGGAAGATACTATCACATTCTCAGATGAGTCGTTCTTCTGGGAGGGTGAGTGGACCGGTGGAACGGTAATTGACAGCGATTATCGGAGTGGATTCTATCAGTACATGAATGAGAATAAGGATAACGTGTTCAAGATTACCAGTGTAGGCGGTCCATATACACTGATTCCACATTTTGAAATTTTGGGTAAGTAATATGAGCAAGATTCATCATTTCAAAGGATTCTCCGTAGTTGATGGAGATATGAAGATTAAACTGAATATGGATAGATTCTCCAGACAGTATCAAGAAGCTCAGTATCTCCTTGATGGAATGGTTATGGACAGTATGGTTCCATTTATGCCGATGATTACCGGAAATTTCATCAACCGGACAAGAATTGAGAGTACATCCTTGCAAGGAACTGGGAAAGTATGTGCGGCGGCGGCTCCTTACGGACGTTTTCTGTATGAGGGAAAAGGAATGGTTGACGAAGCAACCGGAAGTCCCTACGCAAGACGTGGAGCAAAGAAAGTCCTCGTCAGCCAGTTTTCTGGTCAGACAGCCGCAAAGGAAAATCTTGAATACGCCAGACAGGCACATCCACAGGCACAGGCAAAGTGGTTCGATGCTGCTAAACGACAATACGGCAGCACGTGGATTCGCAAAGTAAAAGCACAGGCAGGAGGTGGTAGACATGGCGGATAAGCCTATCGGAAAAGATGCAACCGGGTATGAGATTCTGACAGATGCCATGAAAGCACTTCTGAACCAGTATCCGGGACTGTACGAAAATGAAACAATCAAATTTGAAGAACTCGGAAAGGAATCAGGTATTGCGTTCTCAGCAGATAATGGAGCTTTAATCTATTCAGAAAAAGAAGATGTCTGTGGTGTGATGCACCAGATATGCCAGTATCCGTTTTATGTGGTATACCGAACGGCATCTGACAAGGAGAGACAGAAACTATCTGTTCAGAAATTTTTGGATAATCTCGGTAAATGGATATGCCGGGAACCAGTTGTCATAAACGGCTCTGAGACGCGTTTAAATGCGTTCCCAGAGCTTTCACAGGGACGAGTGATAAAACGCATTACTCGCGATAACTCCTATGGTTTAGAGCCACAGGAGAGTGGCGTACAGGATTGGTTATTGCCATTGTCAGTACGCTACGAAAACACTTATGAAGTAATATAACAAGTAACAACCGGCTATCAATTAGAGATAGTCGCTAACCTACACAGCCTTTTAAAAGTTATAGGCAGAAAGGACATTTCTATGCCAGTTACAGGAAAAATTGACCGTAAATATATGGCTCATTACGTTGATTCAGGTTCTCTCTGTGGAGGACTGACACCGAAATATGAGCGTCTTGGAAAAGATCTGGAAGAGTATAACGTAGAACTCAATCCGGATACTGAAACATCTAAAAACATTCTCGGAGAATCCACATTTAAGCATAATGGCTACGAAGCTTCTTCTGACGCTGATCCGTTCTATGCAGATACCACATCGGATCTGTTCGAAAAGCTTCAGCAGATTGTAGACGAACGTCTTAAAGACGATAATTTGAAAACAAGTGCAGTTGAAGTACATCTCTGGAAAGAAGCAACAGCCGGTAAATACGAAGCATACAAGCAGGATTGCCATGTTGTGCCAACATCCTACGGCGGCGATACATCCGGTTATCAGATTCCATTTACAGTGAACTACGTTGGAGAACGTGTCAAAGGAAAATTCGACATTACTTCAGGAACATTTACAGCTGACAGCGAATAATTTTTTTAGGAGGATATAGAAAATGGCAAAAACAATTAACACAAACATTGATGATGGATTTCTTCTTTTCACATTCACGAACAAACAGGGTGAAGTGTTTTCTTCATTCAAACTGAACCCTACTGATATTAACGTTGCAGCAAGAGCAGAAGAATTGGAAACTTTCTTTGAACAGGCTCAGGAATCTGTTAAAAATGTTTCTTCTAGTAAAGAGATGGCGGAGATTAATAAGCAGATTGAGGACAAAATCAATTATATGCTCGGATACGAAGCATCTAAGGATTTATTTAAAGAACCAATTACCGCAACAACTGTTTTTGGAAATGGTCAGGTGTTTGCCTATATCGTTCTGGACAAAATCAATGAAGCGCTTACTCCGGAAATTGAAAAGAGAAAGAAAAAAATGCAGGAAGCGGTCAATAAGTACGTGGAGAAATATACAAAATGACCGCCTATGAGCTCCCCACCTCACTTAACATCAGTGGGGTGGATTTTTCTATTAGAACTGATTTTCGAGCGATCATTGATATTCTAATAGCCATGAATGACCCAGAATTGGACGAGCAAGCGAAAGCAGTTGTTATGTTGCAGATTCTATTTGAGGATTGGCAAAGCATACCCCCAGAACATCTTACAGAAGCTTGTCAGAAAGCTTGCGAGTTTATCGACTGTGGACAAACTGACGATAGTCCGAATAAGCCCAAACCCCGTTTGATGGACTGGGAACAGGATGGAGACATGATTGTTCCGGCTGTAAACAAGGTTGCTGGCAAAGAAATCAGAGCCGTTCCATACATGCACTGGTGGACGTTCTTTGGATATTTCATGGAGTCTGGCGAGTGCCTTTTTAATACCGTAGTTGGAATCCGGTCAAAAAAAGCAAAGGGCGAAAAACTTGATAAATGGGAAAAGAAATTCTATCAGGAAAACAAGAATATTATTGACATAAAAACACGTCTCAGCGACGAGGAGCAAGCTTATAAAGATAAGCTGAATGAGATGTTGAACCTCAAATAGTTAGGAGGTGGACACATGGCTGCTGATGGCTCAGTCATTATTGATACCAGAATGGACACATCAGGCGTGCAAAACGGCGTATCGGCAATTAGGCAATCATTCAATGGGCTTGGTAGCGTAGTAAAGAAATTAGGCGTACTAATTGGCGGAGTATTCGCAATTGGAAAACTGGCGCAGTTTGGAAAAGAGTGTACAAAACTTGGTTCAGATTTAAACGAAGTTCAAAGTGTTGTGAATGTAGTTTTTCCAAATATGACTGAAAAAGTTAACGAGTTTTCAAAAAAAGCAGTAAAGACAGCAGGCTTGTCAGAAACAATGGCAAAAAAATATGTAGGCTTATTTGGATCAATGGCAAAACAGTTTAACTTTACGGAATCACAGGCCTACGATATGTCAACACAGCTTACCCAGTTAGCAGGAGATGTAGCTTCTTTTTACAATATTAGTCAGGATTTAGCATATATCAAGTTAAAGTCTGTATTTTCCGGTGAAACAGAAACATTAAAAGATATCGGGGTTGTAATGACTCAAAATGCACTTGATGAATATGCATTGGCTAACGGATACGGCAAAACCACATCTGCCATGACTGAACAGGAGAAAGTTGCTCTCCGCTTGGCTTTTGTGCAGAAGCAGTTGTCTGCCGCATCTGGTGACTTTATCCGAACATCTGACAGTTGGGCGAACCAGGTCAGAGTGATGCAGTTACAGTTGCAATCTCTCAAGGCAACAGTCGGACAGGGATTAATCAATCTCTTCACTCCCGTTTTGAGAGTTATTAATATCTTGCTCGGTAAGTTAGCAACTCTGGCAAATGCCTTCAAGTCATTTACGGAATTAATCACCGGAAAGAAATCATCTGGCCAGACAGGCACAAGTGGTGCAGGTCTTGTCGGAACAGATGCAATAGCTGATACGGCAGACCAATATGGAAATGCTGCCGACAATGCCGAAAAGCTGGCAGATGCAACAAATGATACAGCGGACGCAACCAAGAAAGCTACTAAGGCGGCAAAAGGATATCTTAGTCCTCTCGACGAAATAAATAATTACTCAACGGATAAAAGTGCGGATTCATCGTCAAAAGTACCGGGCGCAACTGGCGGACTTGCAGATCAGATGAAAGATGCTGTAAAAAATGTTGATTACGGAAAAGTGGCGGAGGGTGAGACAGTCCTTGACAAAATTAGCAAATCAGCCGAAAAGCTCGCGAAGCTCCTTAAAAAGCTCTGGAAGCCGTTTCAGGACGCTTGGAAAAAAGAGGGTAAGAATACTATTGATGCGGCACAGATTGCTCTATCTGGAATTGCGAAGCTTGCTAAGAGTGTAGGCAGGAGCCTTATGGAAGTCTGGACAAACGGTACAGGTACGACAATGCTTACAACCATGCTAAGGATTGCTCAGAACGTGCTTAAAACTATTGGGAATATTGCATCCGGTTTTGCCGATGCGTGGAATAAGAACAATGTCGGAACGCAGATTATACAGAACATCGCAGATGCTCTTGTGGTGGTCATGCAGTTCATTGAGAGGATTGCCGCAGATACGGCAACGTGGGCGGCAAACTTAGATTTCTATCCGCTGTTAGAATCTATCAGTAATCTGACAAGTGCGTTTGCACCAATTCTGGAATCCATTGGAAACGTTCTTGAATGGATTTACAATAACATCGTTCTTCCGATGTTGAAATGGGTTATTGAGGTAGGACTTCCGACAGTGATTAATTTAATCGCAAAAGTAGCAACTTTTCTTGCTGATCATCAGTCGATTGTTGAAGCGTTCGGCGCAGCCCTAATCGGAGCGTTCGCGGCAGCAAAGATTGCAGAATTAGCATCGGGAGTTATCAAAAGTGTATCTGGAATAGCTACAGCCGCAAAAGGACTTATCGCGTTAATGACTGGTACTGGCGGGATCATGGGTGGAATCAAAGCCATTGCGACAGCAATCGGTACTGGCGGGATTTTCGCGATCGCAGTCGGGGCTGCTATAGCAATCGGAGTTTTGCTGTACAAAAACTGGGATGAAATATGCGCGGCAGCAACAAAATTAAAAGACTGGGTTGTTGAAAAGACTCGTGAATTGTCAGAATCAGCAACACGTACATTAAGCAATTTGAAAGAAAAGATAGCTAATGTTTGGAATATTATTAAAACATCAACATCTACTACTTGGAACGCAATCAAAAAGACACTTTCTGGCCTTTGGAACTCTCTTAAATCCACAGCCAGCACAGTATTTAATGCAATTAAAACTAAAGTTGTAGGCGTATGGGACAGCGTAAAGAACAAGACATCCCGAACATGGGAAAACGTAGCTACGTTTGTGTCTAATAAAGTAGAAGCGATAAAAAATGCTATCACTAATAAGTTTAATGCTGCCAGAGATGCAGTCAGATCTGCGTTTGAAGGCATTGTGGATTTTATTAAAGCTCCGATTAATCAGGCAATCAGCATTGTTAATAATGCAGTTGGAATGATTAATAATGCAATTGGTGGAATTGAATCTGCATTTTCTTTTGGCCCTTGGACTGTTCCAACACCGTTTGGCTCAAAGACTATTGGATTTCATGCAACATTTCCACGTATCGGAACTATCCCATATCTGGCCAGTGGCGCAGTTATTCCACCACGAAGCGAATTCCTTGCGGTATTAGGCGACCAGAAAAAGGGTAATAACTTGGAAGCACCGGAAAGCCTGTTACGTCAGATTGTCCGGGAGGAATCAGGAAAAGGACAGGGAGATGAAAATACCTACAATGTTACAGTTAATGCATCTGGCAGAAAATTGTTAGATATTATTATCAGTGAAGCTGAAATGAGAAGAAATCGGAATGGGAAAAACCCATTTGAGTTAGCGTAAGGAGAAGAATATGCCGCAGGAACAATTTAAAATAGACAACGTTGTTATAAGAGCACCGGATAGTTACAAACCGGTGTTCGCAACCACTTCTACAGAAGACTCTAAAAGAAGTCAGGATTTGATTATGCACAATACGCCAATGGGGACCATAGGTGGGTATGACATGCAATGGGGCGAACTTACGTGGGCTGAAATAGCAACCATACTAAATACTGTACTTAACAAAAGTCAATTCACATTCCACCATAAAGACCCAACTATTCCGGGAAGATGGATAGACAGAACATTCTACGCATCAAATTTTAACATGGCTGCGCAAACCCTGAAAGACGGGGAAGAAAAGTGGACGGATTTGTCTATCAATGTAAGGAGGATTGAGCCGATTTGATAAATGTATCTACTCAGTTGAAGAAAGAATCTCTTACAAACAGAAATTATTACGTGACAGCAAATGTTACATTGTCAAATGGTACAACTCTTAAGCTAGGTAAAAAAGACTTTTATCTATCCGGAAACAGTCTTGTAGATTCAGCAGACTCTGGGGACTTCCCGGTGGGTGTAGCAATAGAAAAAACGGCAAGCTTATCATTGGTAAATGATGACGGACGCTTTGACGGATATAATTTTAATGCTGCAAGGTTTGTTATCTTTCTCAATGTGCAGTTATCTGACAGGATAGAAACTATTAAAAGAGGTACTTATATTGTATCGAAAAAGCCTGCAACGGCAAGCGAAATAAGTCTTTCTCTCTTAGATAAGATGCACAACGCTGATAAGACGTATGATTCTAATTTATCTTTTCCTTGTACAGTCAAGGAACTGCTCTCAGAATGCTGTCAGCAATGTGGAATCACTCTTGGAGATGCAATGTTCCCAAATTCGGATTTTCAGATTCAGCAAGCACCATCTAATGCGACATACCGTACAGTAATCGGAATGTGTGCCGGGATAGCCGGTGGAAATGCAAGAATCGACGAAAATGACTTACTCAGGATTATTACGTTTGATAAGACATTTACCAATACGACTATTTACGATGGCGGAACAGTAAAGAACTGGACAAATGGTGATGATCTGGATGGTGGCACGCTTAATCCATGGACAACAGGGACTGTGGTTGATGGTGGTACATTAAGCAATAACGACTATCACGCGTTATTTTCAATTCAGAATCTACAATATGACGTAGACGATGTTATTGTAACAGGCGTCAAATACGTAGAAGATGAGACAGAATATATGTCGGGTCAGGACGGCTATGTAATTACTATTGATAACCAGTTACTGTCAGGCAATGCACAGGCAGGAGTCGAAGCTATTGGAAATCAATTAATCGGCCTACGAATGCGTCCTTTCTCATGTGATGGAATTGCCAACGGATACGCCACTTTCGGCGATCCAGTCGAATTTATTGACACAAAGAATCGTGTTTTTAGATCATTTGTAACTAATGTAGAATTTGTGTTCGGTGGTTCAACATCATGGAGCTGTAGTGCAAAGAGTGCCGAAGAAGATGTAAGTGAGTTTGTTGGTGGTCAGCAAGTGGCGGTAGAACAGTCAAAAAAAGATATAGAGAAGAAACTATCTGCCTATGACGTAAAGCTCAAACAGATGAATGAGCTTGCAGCAAACACGCTGGGTTTCTTCTATACAGAGGAAGTACAAGAAGATGGTTCCGTAATTACGTACCGGCATGATAAGCCTACATTTGCTGATTCTAAAGTAATTTATAAGACAAGTGCTGATGGATTCTTCTTATCAGTAGACGGCGGTCAGACATGGAAAGCCGGCTTTGATAGTAATGGAGATGCCGTTCTGAATATTCTCTATGCCATCGGTATTCAATCAGAATGGATTAACACAAGAGGATTCACAGCGAAAGATAATAACGGGAATACGACATTAAGAATAGATGCCGACACAGGTGCTGTCACATTAGAGGTTGAAAACTTTACGCTGAAAAGCAGAACTATTGAACAAATTGCCAAGGATGTTGTGGATGAGACAGTTCAAAGCAATGTGACTATCCCGAACTATTATGGCACGTATACACCAACATTGCAGAACTATCCGGCATCTGAGTGGAAAAGTGAAGAATATAAAAAGCATGACGGCTCGATTTTCATGAACTTCTCTACAAGTCAGGTATATATGTTTTCTGGGGCTGATGGTACTTGGCGGGAACTGGATGCTGAAAAAATTGTCAATTTTGAAAGAGTTTTTAACGCTTTAACGGATAACGGTAAGCAAGAAGGAATTTATATGCAGAACGGACATCTGTATATAAATGCTTCCTATATTAAGTCCGGCCAGATTTCAGCTGATTTGATTAATCTGAAGAACATCAACGTTACAAACAGTTCTGGAGTATCAACATTTGCGATTGATAACTACGGAAATGTTACGCTCAGGCCTAATACATTTGCGTTAACAAACGGTGATACAATATATAGTGTTGCTGAAAATAAAGCTTCGACAGCATTATCGAATGCGAATCGCTATACAGACAATGCACTTAGCAACCTCGACATAGGAAAAATGTCTAAACAAGAGATTATTAATGTGCTAAGCGATAACAGCAGCAATAAAGGCCTGTATCTATCAAATGGCAATGTGTACATGAATGCCGATTATATTAACACAGGTGAATTAGCAGGATGGAAAGTTGGAATTAAAAAGCTTTCAGCAAGTGGCACGTATGGAGAAGTAACGCTAGATGCTTCAACTGGAGAGATCTATTCAGAGACTAATACAGGAGTATACGTACCGGGGTATGGGACATTGTATGGAACACGAATTAGAGGAATCAATCTTTATACAGGAGCCGTACACGCAAGCTCAGCCTCGATTGATACTAGTGTTTCGGCGGGCAGCGTTTCGACATCAAAAAAAGTTGAAGCAGGTACGCACGTAGAAGCCAGTGGTCATTTCTACAGTGCAGGTACGGGGACAGACCTTGCAGATGCTTCTATCAGAGGGAAGCTGAAAGTAAACGGGACAAAATCAAGATCAGTTTCGACGGTAGACTATGATGAACAGCTCTTTTACTGCTATGAAATGCCAACCCCATTCTTTGGAGATATCGGTGAATCTGTAATATCGGATGACGGGACTTGCATGATTGATATAGATGATATCTTTCAGGAATCTGCGAATGTCGGCATTAAATATTATGTGTTCTTGCAAAGAGAAGGAGAGGGTGACTGCTGGATAGCTGAGAAAGAGCAGAATTATTTTGTTGTAAAAGGAACTCCGGGACTTAAATTTTCGTTCGAAATCAAAGCAAGACAAGCTGAATATGAGCATATGCGATTTACTGACCCGGGAGATACGGCTTATACGGATGCAAGAGATATAGAAATCCCGGAACCAAATTATGAGTCAGAAGAAACAGAGGTCCCGGAACCAAATTATGAATCAGAGCTTATTAACGACAGATTAAGTATTATCAATCAGATGGAGGTAATATCATGAAGAAGATTTTAACAAGTTTTATGAATCTTAGCACTGGAGAAGGAAGCCGCATTGCTTACACCTATTCAGAAGTAGACGAAAACACAGGAAGTATTATTAGCCAGAATAATAAGGGTAATTTCCTTGTAATGGATGACAATGTACAGAAAAATCTTGATTCCGTAAAGGATTACATAAAAAATAATTTCCTTTCATAAGGAGGTAAGTCTAATATGGCCAATACATACACAATACAATTCCGGCGCGGTATGTACGCCGATTTTGATACGTCGAAAATTCGTCCCGGAGAGCCCGTTGCGATTCTTGGCAATGACCCGTCCGTTCCATCTGGTAAAGCCTTATACATTGCATTTGCGGCTAATGATGTAAGGCGGTTGTGTTCCATTGAGGACATTTCAGAGATGGTTAATGCCGGAGAATTTGTTGGTCCACAGGGTCCCAAAGGTGAAAAAGGAGATAAAGGTGATCCGGGAGAAAAGGGCGTGGATGGCACCGTGACATTTGAATCGCTGACACCTGAGCAGAAAGATTCACTGAGGGGTGTCTCTATCACAGCGGTCAGTATCGACGTAAATGGAAATTTGACAATAACATTTTCAGATGGTGATAGTGAAAATGTTGGGAATATTATGGGACCTCAAGGAGTGCAAGGCCCAAAAGGTGAAAAAGGAGACGTTGGTCCACAAGGGCCAGTTGGTCCGCAAGGCCCGCGAGGAGAAAAGGGCGAACAAGGAAATGACGGAACATCTCTTAATGTTCTTGGTACAAAAGAATCTGAGGCAGACCTCCCCCTGAGTGCAGAGAAGAACGATGCATATTTAATAGACGGAGAAATGTGGGTTTTCGACGGCACGAATTGGAACAATGCTGGCAAGATTCAGGGGCCGCAGGGGCCAGTTGGTCCGCAAGGTCCAAAGGGCGACCCAGGGCCGCAGGGTGTAAAAGGAGACCCCGGAGAAAAAGGAGAGCAGGGAGTACAGGGTCTAAAAGGCGATACTGGGCCAAAAGGCGAGCAAGGCTCGGTTGGTCCAAAAGGCGAGCAAGGAGATACTGGTGCGCGAGGAATCACATTCACTCCTGTTGTAGACAGCGAAGGAAACATAAGTTGGAGTAATGACGGAGGACTTGAAAACCCCCAGACAGTAAATATTACCGGGCCACAAGGCGATACGGGCGCAAAAGGAGATACTGGACCGCAAGGAGAAAAGGGCACTACATTCGTTCCAAGTGTAGACACTGATGGAAACATAAGCTGGAGCAACACAGATGGAATCGCCAATCCCGAAACAGTAAACATCAAAGGGCCAAAAGGAGACAAGGGAAGTGATGCGACTGTCCCAATTGCTACAATCGAAATTCTTGGTAAGGTTAAGCCTGACGGCAAGACAACATTCATAGATGAAGACGGAACGCTCCACGCAAAAGGCGGTGGCGCAACCGTTACCCCAAAACCCGTAAACAACCCAACAATCGAGAATGCAAATGCATCGGTTATAATTAAATGGCAAGACCCAGAAAACACGGTAATCAGTGGTTCAACATTCTCTACATGGGCTGGTACAAAACTTGTAATGAAAGAAACGGGCTATCCCGCAAATCCAGATGATGGAACACTTGTGGTTGATAACACAGTTCGTGATAAATACAAAACCACAGGTTATACAGTTACAGGGCTGACAAACGGCAAACAATATTACTTTACACTGTTCCCATACAACACCGATGGCATATATAACTACGATGCAGGTAACAGACTGATTGGGGAACCAGAGGGCTTAAAGATTGTCACATTTGCCGACGGAACAGACGCAGAGATTGAAAAGATGATTGAAGCGCACTACGCAGGCAAAATCAACATTAGTGACTATTGGGCGGTCGGCGACAAGAGAACCATCCATCACAATGCCATGGATGCAACTGGCGTAAGTGAGTCACACAAAGCGAATGATTATGCCTATGTAATTATCGGAATTGAACATGACGACTTAGTGACTGCTATCAATGGCAAGACTAAAGCCGCTATTACAATTCAGACAGAACGTATGTTGTATTTAGACACTACGACAGAATATAACACCTCCTATAATGCATCACATGAATGTGGTTATATAAACGGTTTAAGTACAAATAGTGGTGGTTGGGAAGGCTGTGCAAGACGTACGTGGTGCAATAATGTGTACAAGAAATGTTTGCCTACTTATATTCAAAATATGATGAAGCAGGTCAAGAAGTTGACATCTGTGGGAAGCAAAAGTAGTACGATTAAAGCCTCAAATGACTATGTATTTTTACCTTCTGAAATTGAGGTTTTTGGCAGTATAGAGTATTCTTTCGCAGGCGAGGGAGAACAGTATCAGTACTTTAAGAACGCAACTGCTAATATATATAAGAAACCGTACTTTAGCAGCAATTTCGTGTCTGGCCGCTATTGGGAACGTTCGCCTTACTCCAACAGCGAAAAAAACTTCTGTCATGTGGACATGGGCGGGAAATCGTACTACAGTGGCGTCAGCTACACTCTTGGCATTTCCCCCTGCTTATGTCTCTAAAATCCTAGTAAATCCCATCAAGTCAAGAGAAATTGAATATTCGACAGTCGGAAAAGTAAATTAATAAATTGTTTATAGCCGCATGGCTAAGAACAGGAGGCGCATATGGATAAAAAGGAAATTGCAAATATCTACAAAGCCATCAATCGAGTTTCAAACAGGCTGAATGAGATGTCTGAAAAGTTAGACATTGTGATGCGGATGCTTAATGCGGAATCTAATCGCAAGATTCTAATTAATGGTGATGGTATCGACGGTCTGGCTGAACTTGTATCAACGCATGATTCGGCTTTGGACGAACTGGCTACATTAGTTTCGACAATCGGAGGTGAAAATAATGGTTAAATTTTTCGAAGAACGAGTAATCAATGGGTTGAAAAAATGGACAGATGTTCCTGAGCTGTGGAATAAGAAGGTAATTGAAAGACTTCAAAAGGATGGCTATGTACTGAATGAGGACGGGACAGTAACAGAATCAAAACCAGGAATAGTGAAATAAAATACGTGCAAGGGAGAAAATATGGAAATTAAAGGAATTGACGTATCATCTTATCAGAGTAAGCCAGACTGGGCGAAAGTATCGAATTCTGAAATTAAGTTTGCAATATTGAGAATCCATCAAAAATCTGGAACTGATTCCTCTTTTGAGCATAACTACAAAGGATGCAAGTCAAATGGAATCCTTGTCGGCGGATATAAATACAGTTACGCTCTGACACCGGCGCAGGCAATTGATGAAGCTGAGAGCGTAATTTCTGTTCTTGGCGGACGCGGAATGGACTTTCCAATCTTCTACGACCTTGAATGGAGTCAGCAGAGAAACCTTGGAAAACAGGCGATTGAGAATATTGCAGTAGCATTTCTGACCAGAATCAAAAAAGCCGGTTATAAGGTCGGTATCTACTGCAATCTTGATTGGTACAATAACGTTCTGTCAGACACCCTGAAAAAGTACGATTGCTGGATTGCTCGTTATCCGGCTAGTGATAATGGCTCTGTACAGGAAAGATTGCGTCCATCTGTTGGTGTAGGCTGGCAGTATTCCAGTAGAGGAAAAGTATCCGGCATTAGTGGTAACGTTGACATGGATGTATTCTATAAGGATTACAAAGAGGAGGTTTCTGCAATGGATAAAGCTATTGAAAAAGTGATTCTCATTGCAAAAAATGAGATTGGATACCTTGAAAAGAAGAGCAATAGTCAGCTCGACAGTAAGACTGCAAACGCCGGTTCGAACAACTATACGAAGTATTGGCGAGACATTAAGCCATCATATCAAGGACAGCCTTGGTGCGCAGCATTCGTGAGTTGGTGTTTTATGGAAGCATTCGGACAGGAAAAAGCAAAGAAACTGTTGAAACACTGGCCCTATGTTTACTGCCCAACACTTGGTAATCTGTTTACAAGGAACGCTAATCCAAAGATTGGCGATATTGTAATCTTTTATCGTAACGGAACTTTTGCTCATACCGGCATCGTAACGGCTGTAATCGGAGACAGGTTCTATACCATCGAGGGAAATACTTCTGGCGCATCTGGAATTATTGCAAATGGCGGCGGTGTCTGCGCAAAGAGTTATCTTAACAGTCAGATGCCCGGAACTAAGTTCTGCACACCGGATTACAGTATTGTATCTGATACATCACAAACAGGAGAGAAATATATGTTTAATCCAGAGACAGTAAAAGCAGGAGACAAAAACACATCTGTACTCCTCCTACAGGAAATTTTAAGAGCCAGAGGCTTTAAAGGCAAAAACGGCAAAGCCCTGAAACTTACATGGACAGCAGACACAAACACAATTTACGCTCTGAAAGCTTATCAGGAATCTAGGAAAGATGTTCTGGAAGTGGACGGAGTCTGTGGACCTGCCACATGGAAAGATTTGATTGCCATATAAAAACATCCCGGGGTTAATTCCCCGGGAACTTTATTTATAAACATATTTTGTATCATTTCGGGAATTTTAGACTGTTATCGTTAGTCACACGTTAGTCACAAATAAAAATATTGTTTCCTAATATAATAGCGCCAAAAACACTGTATTTACGGGCATTTGCGCAATTTTCTAAATTCTATTTGTTGGTCGCAATTAATAAAATTAGAATAATGAAAATGAAATGTGGGAAATCCTTGTTAAATCGCTGAAAACGTTGATTTTAATAGGGTTTCCAGCATTTCGATAATGATATTTCGGTTGTTTTAGAAAGATTAAAATGGGTTCCGTTAGTCACAGTTAGTCACAAATGGAACTTTTATCTTTTCTATTTCTGTCCGAAGTTCTTCCAGTGTCCTATGTCCATATACCGCGTTTGTAACATCTCCACCAAAGGAGTGGCCAAGCATTCGTTTTCGGTCATTCTCCCGGACGCCGTATTTTTCGCACAGGGCTGAAAAGGTGTGTCGACAATCATGCGGCGTGTGTTTCGGATTACCGACTATTCCTAAACGTTCCAGTGTAGGATAGAACAGTGCTTTTCTGTGATGTTGCTGAGTATATACACATAGTTTCCCATCTTGTGCCAGTACTTTCTGTTCGACAAAATGATATACGGCAGGATGTATCGGGACGATTCTGTTTTTACCCGCTTTTGTTTTGATTCCACCTTGAAAATATTTCTCTTCCAGGTTGGTTGTAAGTTTTAACACTTCACCGATTCTCCAACCAGAATAGCACATAATAAGAATGAGCTGCACTTCTGGATCGTTGGCATTATCCCATAAAGTTTGTAGTTCCTGATCAGAAAATGGCGTTCCATGTTCGGTGTCATTATCAGCATTAACATGGACATATAACGCCTTATTTTCCGTTACAATTTCTGAGTATACGGCATATTTGTACATCTGCTTGAACAGAGTTAAAATAGCCATCTGGCTTTGCTTTTTCAGCTTGCAATCATCAATAACCTTTTGCATATCAGGAGCCTTTAAATCTTCAAATATGCGATTGTGCAGAACAGTGCAGTTTGTATAAGCCGTCCGATACGCTTCCTTTGAACTGTATGACAGTTTTGTCCCCTCTGGGAACTTCCACGCATAAAACTGTTCGTATACCTCTGAAAACGTCAATTTCTTGATTTCCGGGTGTTTTCCTTCGACACCCTTGATTGTATTGTAGTCAGCAATCAAGCGGCTTATAAGAGTATCTATGTCAGTTGTAGGGGACACCTCAAGAGTCCGTTCCATGCCGGGCTGATACGTGCCGGCTTTGTATGCTGTCAGGACAGTGAAACCTTTTATCCAGTCATCCACATAGCAGATTGCCGGCGGACGTTTTAGTTTACCAGTATCGTCCGGTGTAGCTGGTGGATGTACTGCGAAACAGTTTCTCCGGTTCTTGCCAAGATACCGAATAGAGCCGAAGTTATTCGGCAGTTTTGGATATTTCTTTCTTTTCTTCGCCATTTTTATTCCTCTTTTCTTTTAGGTGGTTGTTTTGAGTATAAAAATAACAGCCGAACAAATTTTCTGTCTTGCTCGACTGCTCCGAAGATGATACAATATGTTTTGCCAGAATATTACATTTCTTCGGAGATGTATAAACGCCGTCCCGGTACGCCAATGCCGGGGCGGTTTTTTATTTAGCTTTCAGCGTTTTGTACGAGTCTTTCAAGTTCGTCTCTATCCCAGAGAAGCACTTGGTCTTCTTCTGCCAGCTGTTTCGCAGAACGGGTAAAATACCTATTTGTCAGAACTGCTGCAACATGGCAATGATAGAACGTCTTTCCAGCAAATGCCTCCTGCACTGCTTTGTTTCCAATATTATTCGAATAGCACTTGCACTGTATCCCATATCGGATTCCGGCTTTCTCTGCCAGTATATCAATTCCCTGATCGCCACTTCCCTGTGTGACTTCTACATTATAAAAGCCATCATTGCGAAGCAGATCAGCACAATAGTATTCGAAATCGTGTCCCTCCATTGTGTCATAGACCGGAAGTTGTGGCTCCAGTACCGTGGGCGGATCAGGTATATCTTCTGGTGTCCAAGTAGGAGCAGGAGTGTAGTTATCATGGCTGTATGATGGTGGAATAATTGGTTCAACGTCGTCAGAGTCAGTAGAATGTGTCCTGATAATGCTTGAAAAAGTGCCGAATATAGTAGAAATAATGGTACACGCAACAGCTATTAATATAGCACCGGGCACAAACATGACTATTCCCGCAAAGATTCCTGAACCTATTTCAACAGCATCCCGAGTGCTGCTATTTGCTAAACCAGTTACAGTAATAAGTGTCATAAATACAAGCCATAGGAATGTAAGAAATGCTGAAAGTTTGTGTTTTTTATAAAAGTCAAGTACGTGTTTCATATAGTCCTCTTAAAGTTTTACTTCGAATACCCGTCCACATTTCTTGCATCTGAATGTTTGTTTGCCCTTTGGCTTTGTGTTGACAAGAGTAAAAGGGTGTAATGGATTCAGGTTGAGAGTTGTTTTCTGGTTGCCCGACAGATATTCAACGTCAGTACTGCCGCATCCAAAACGTGGGCATTTGATTTTCTTAGCCATATTGTTAATTCCCCGTTTGATTATTCTTGCGTATCTTTGCTGTACATGGTGAAAGAATCATTGAGGCTTTCCCAGTCAGCCTTATTTTCTGCATAAGTTGTTACGGTCTCTTCGCCAGTTGAGGAGTCTTTGACTGTGACTTTATAATCAACATCTTCTTCAGCTACCCCATTCACCTGCTGATACACTGGAGCTGTGAACAACGCAATATATCCAATGAAAAATTCAGATTGTGCAAGATTGGTAGATGCAAGATCAATTTCGAACTCAGTCATGGTGTCATTATATGTAATATCTTTAACGTTCGGATAATTGGTGTCGTCGTCCAGGATGTCTTTGATGTAATCGTCAAAATTGGATTTTACGGCCTTTTTCCATTCTTTTTGCTGCTTCTTTGTAAGAGTGTAAGTTGTAGAGCCATCCTCATTGACAACAGCTTCCTTTGATTCTGGTACTGATGAAGTATCATCATCTTCTTCAAATCCGTAGTTTGGGACAGTAACGGTAACGTCCTTCCCGCCTGCCAGAACCGGAATAGAAGAAGTCAAAGTAAATGTAGCAGTCAGGAACATTGCGACAGCCTTTTTCTTATTCATAGAATCGTTCCTCCTAATAGCTTTATTCGCCACGCTTCGCACTTTTCATGCGGATTATGTATTTTGTACCGCTGATTTTGCAATGTTATGTAAAGTACGGCTATATGTGGTATTTTTATTTTATCATTTTGAGAACGCGTTGTAAAGATTTAGAACGAAATAGAGTGATTTAGATGAAAAAGAAATGTTTTAAGTGCTTTGTACTTCTCTTGCTGATCTATAAGGTATTTAGTCTTGTACATACCCCACAAAAGATAATTTCCAATAATAATCAGAAAGATATGCAGATAGTTCATTCGTATATGGTATATCAGGAGCATTCTGTCCAGAAGTATCCACATACAAACAACGGCGGTGGAAAAGTTTGTGATCTCGCATTTTTCCTCTGCAAAAGCATAATTTTCTTTGAGATTGTAAAGTTTGCCTACGAAATAACAAAAGTCCATGTGTATATTTGGCAGTTGCCAAGAGTCGGAATAGGTGGTATAATAGCAAAAACGAACTAATGTTCGGTTCTATTTCCCACGGCCGGACATATACTGTAGTGTAAGTGGTAGTTGCGACAGGGAGGGTTACTATGGATTATAAGAAAGAAATTATTGAGATGGTTGAAAAATGCACGAATAATCATTGGATAGAAGTGATTTATATATTTGTGAAAAGGCTAATCGGATAACATTAAAAAAGACAAGGGTTTGCGCATTGCCCTTGTCTTTCTTTTTACTTATTAGAAATCATGTCAATAAGTTTTTCTAAATTGTCCCATCCCTCATCATCCAATCTGGCTAATGCAGACACGAGACGGTGTCGGAAAGAATCTTCTCCAGATTTCATTACGTCTGCAAGCATGGCAGAAATTTGTTTGTCTTTAATTCCGGGTATAAACATATCTCCGTTTCCAGTTCTGAGCCATTCTTCGTTTACGTTAAATTCTCTGCAAACATCATCAATAGTCCGATCTGACGGAACTTTGCTTCCCATTTCAATTTGCGCTACAAAATTCCTACTTATCTTTAGTTTGTCTGCAAATTCTTGCTGAGTTACGTTTAATTCTTTTCGCAACTCTTTAAACCTGTCTTTCAATTTAATTCCTCCTTTCTGAAAATATAATATCATAAAATGTTTACAAAGTCAACAAAAAAGTATTGACAAATGTTGTCTAAGGGACTATACTGTGTTTACAAGGTAAACAAAGGAGGTGAAAACAACGAGCCAAATAAAAAAGTTTTTCCACTGGTACTTTTTTGAACCAAGGAAAACATTACTGGAATGGTTCATGGCAAAATTCCCAAACTTTCCATTGCATGTATCAATAGTATCTTTACTGTTGATAATACTTCGCCCAGAAGTGGAATCTTGTATACGTCATATCCGGCAAATAGGGCAACAATTGATATTACTGTTGGGATTACAAATCTAATTCGTTCTTTACGCTTGATTCGAAAGTACATTTTGCAATTTCGGTTCACGGTATAAACTCCGTGATCTCGGTCAAGCAGGCCTAAGCGGTTCAGATAGTCTAGTGTCTGGTATCTAAAGAAACGATTAGATTTGATAATCGGCAACAAGTAGAGAGTTATTCGCTCACTAAAGGATAACTCAATGTTAGAAAAGTCAATATTTTTCATTTTAATCTCCTCTCATAGGAGAGTATATCACAAGAAAGGAGTGAGTGCATTGTCGGAGAAAGAAAAAAGAATCGTTGAAAAGCTGAAAGATGCGATTCCTAAGATGTCAGAATTTGACAAGGGTTACATTCTCGGCAAGACGGAAAGTTTTTCTGAGAAAAAAGATGATTCTGATCAGAAAGAAGAGACCAAGAAAGGAGCATAAATGGACGCATTACAATTTAACAAAGCCGTCAGCCAGCACTGCAAGGAATCTGGTGGAAACTGTTGCAAATGCGACCTACGGCTTTACTGTTACCTATCGCCAAGTGAGCGACCAGATGAGTTAGTGAGTCTGGTTATTGATTTTTTGCATAACCACATTGAAAACCATGGTCATTATACCCATCACAGTGCGGCTTCATTTCCGTGTATTGATGATATGGACATGAGCACCGCAGTAGGCGGCGACCGTTATCAGAAACCTCATACTCTTCATAAACAGTCACATGCTTATGAATCTTGTGGCAATGATACATCCGTGTAATTGTTTCAACCATATAATTCCCCTTTCGTTATACTCAGCATGTCGGTGCCTGTAAATGCATTATAGGTAGAGGGGAAAGGAAATACAATAGGTTGATGGGAAGACGAAAGATTTTTCTAAAAAAAATAAGAAAGGAGTATGAAATGAGCGAAGTTGATGCTTACATCAAAGAAAATGCGGAAGTTCATCAGTTCGCCGCAGAGGTTGCGAGAATCATATCAGGCATTCCGCAGATGCCAGAGTTCTCGTCAGAGAATATGACCGTAGCCGATGCGAGTCAACTGATCGGACTCCCTATTACAGCAATCCGGGCAGGGATTGTGTACGGATGGTTGCCGATCGGCGTGGCTGTGCAGAATAACAAGCCAGCAAAAAGCCTTTCCGGTGGCCGAATCACATACATCATAAGCCCTAGGAAAGTCTATGAAGTAACTGGTCATGTTTGGAAAGGCAAAGAGGCTCTCAATAAGTGAGTGCCCCGGAGGGAGCCGAAACCTCCACCCCGGAGCTTTGCACCACTAAAATGCCTTAGTGGATAGATACATTATAGTTCTCTATCTGCTAATTGTAAAGACAAATAAGAAAAAATAAGGAGAAATTAGCTAGATATGAGCGAAATTAAAAACGGAAGCCAGCCAACATGGGCTGACATCGAAGTAGCACTTGCGACTGAAATTGTCGAAGAAAGTAAGAAAAAGTCAAAAAGATGGTTCACTGCATGGATTGTGACGGCCGCTGCACTGGTAGCGAGCAACCTTGCGTGGATTGCAGGAGAAATGAAATAAAATGAAAGAGTATATGCTAATTGCTGTTTGTATGCTTGCCGGGAAATATGTGGATGCACCTATCTGGCTGAACATCTTTTTTGGTATCTCGGCAGCATGGGCGGTGCGCCAGATGAAAACAGACTGGCAGTAGGAAATAAGGAGGATAAGAAGATGTTTGAGAAAGAGATTGATGAAATTTACGAACTCTGTAAAAGAGTTGTGAATGAAGTTCCGACAGTAAGTGTCGAATTCAGTTATTCAATTTATGGCATGAGAGTATGTGGGCTTAAAAGAAAAGAAGATGCTTGCCTTCCAAAAGACGTGTTTAAGTGGGATTTGTACCAAAACGTATCTTTTAACCCATTTTATGAGAAAGAAAGTCGTGAAAGTCTCAGAATAATCAAAGCTTTCTTGTTGGAACTTCTGATAGATGGGAAGTGTCCAAATGAGTAAACAGATAGCAATTATGAAGCTTCTTCCCAGTCTGGAGATAGCGGGATGTATTAATGAACTGCTCAGAGAGCTTCAGTCCAGAGGTGATTACGTTCTGGATTATGAGAACTGTGATATGTCTCTGGATCATGTGGAGTATCACAAAGCTGAAGATATTGACGGAGAGAAGTTCGGGGATGCTTCAGACAATCTGTATTGCTTTTTCAAGGCGGTGTGAACATGGGCGAGAGGATTAATGAGGTCCTGAGACTGATTGATATACAGCTTGCCACAGTCCCAGATAACCCCATTGAAGAATCATACAAGGCAAGAACATTGGCGAGCTACGTACAGGCTCTGAACGGGCTTTTAACGGCTCAGAAATCGTATAAGGAGGAAAAACAGTGAGAAAGACAAGTGAAAGCGGTAATATATCAATCCATGATTTGACAGTGGATACAGCAGGGCTTATGCAATTAATGCACGTAGGCAGACAAACTGCTACGGAAGTAGGAATAGCGGCGAAAGCTAAAATTCGTATTGGAAACCGTGTTTTATGGAATGTATCCAAAATTAAAAAATATTAGGATGACATAAGTGAGGGGGAAGATAACGAATGAGCGAATTTGAAATCCGTATTCCGGCAAGAAAGAAACAACTGGTAACTGGGAAAGATAATCAGGTTGTAAAGGTTTCATCAGACGCATACAACGCACTGGTCGAAATCTATAACGAATCAACCTTATCAATGAAAGATATTGCAAGTTTGCTGATTATTGAGGGCAGCAAACATGTGGTTTATGACAAGGAGGAATAGAAGTGAATATATATGAGAAGTTAGGTATTATTCAGTCAAAGTTGAAAGCCCCTAAAGGACAGTACAATTCCTTCGGGAAATACAAATACAGAAGTTGTGAGGATATTCTGGAAGCTGTAAAGCCACTTCTGGCAGAAACAAAGACCGTGTTAAGTGTCACAGATCGGATGGAAGTTGTTGGTGACAGAATATATGTCAGGGCAGAAGCTCATCTGAACGACTGTGAAGATGCCGGCGAGATTACAACCGTTGCTTATGCAAGGGAAGAAGAGTCTAAGAAAGGTATGGATTCTTCGCAGGTGACAGGTGCAGCTTCATCTTATGCCAGAAAATACGCTTTGAATGGGCTGTTCTGCATTGATGATAACAAAGACAGTGATTCTACCAACACAGGAGAGAAAGAAAAAACGTCCGGCAGGAAAGTGGAACCGGCAAAAGAAACCGAGATGATTAGTTCTGAGGCTACTATGTCAATTAAAAACATTATTGATAAGTACCCGGAAGCTAAGCTTTTGGAACAGATTAAGACTCGATTTAAAGTAAGAGATATTAAGTCTCTTACCAAGGAAAAAGGTCAGAAATGTCTGAAGATGTTAATTGACTATGATAAACAGCATACGGAAAAAGGAGTAACGGCATGAATAAAGTAATTCTTACAGGAAGATTTACACGTGATCCAGAAATCAAGTACACCAATGATGGAACATCTATTGCAAGATTTTCTATTGCGGTAAACAGAAGATTTGTGAAAGAGGGTTCCGATCAGAAAGCAGATTTTTTGAATTGTATCGCTTTCGGAAAGTCGGCAGAATTTATCGAGAAATATTTTTCTAAAGGAACGAAAGCAGATTTATCCGGGAGAATTCAGACCGGTAGCTACATCAATCGTGATGGACAGAAGGTATACACGACAGACATTGTCGTGGAAGAAATTGAGTTTGGCGAAAGTAAAGGTTCTAATCAGAACCAGCAGAAGTCAAAGACACCGCGTCCAGGAACAGACCCGGATGGTTTTATGAATATTCCAGATGAAATTGACGAGGAGTTTCCGTTCGCATGATACAAATTGACAGTAGGGAACATCAGAAGGTTATTGATGGCATTAAGAAAGCATTTGATGTAGCAGGAGAAAAATGGTTCGTGTCAAAGCTTTACGTCGGAGATTACATGAATTACGACAACCCTCGACTGGTTGTTGACCGAAAGCAAAATCTCTCTGAATTATGCGGAAATGTGTGCCAGCAGCATGAAAGATTCCGTGCTGAAATTATCCGGGCAAACGAAGCAGGAATAAAACTTGTGTTCCTGTGCGAGCACGGAAAAGGAATTGAAAAACTGGATGATGTTCTCTGGTGGGAGAATCCCCGGGCAAAGAAAAAAGTTAAAAAGAATGGCGTCTGGGTAGAGCAGGAACAGAAAGTTATGCATGGAGATGTCCTATATAAGATTCTCTGCACGATGCAGCGCAAGTATGGTGTTGAATTTCTGTTTTGCGACAAGAAAGACACCGGCAAAAGAATTTTGGAGATTCTGTCAAATGGATAAAGAAACAATTAAACAGCAGAATAGCATGAGGGACGTTCTGAACAGATATGGCATGGTTCCAAACAGAGCAGGATTTATAAAGTGCCCTTTTCATAGTGGTGACCGTACTGCATCCATGAAAATCTACAAAGACAGCTATTATTGCTTTGGTTGTGGTGCAACAGGCGACATATTTACATTCGTTCAGAGCATGGATAATTGCGATTTTAAGACAGCTTTTACCATACTTGGAGGAACTTACCAGAAACCAGATTTTTCTTCCAGAATGGCAATATATCACCATCAGAAGCAGATGGAAATGAGGCAAAAGGAAGAATGGAAGAAAAAGGCCGAGTTGCAAGAATGCTTGTCTGATATAGATTTCTACCGGGCTATCCTTGACAGGGTGAAACCATTGTCTGACGGATGGTGTGAGGCGTGGAACAGGTTACAACTTGAACTATATCACCATGGATTCATAACAGGGCTGGAAGAAGGTGATTAAAAGTGGAAATGATAAACAAGCTCACGAAGGATTCTATTCTGGACGAAGAAGTGTTTGACAAGATATTCAGTCAGGAAGATGAGATATACAAGGCACGTCTTACGCTGACTCTTCTGGACAGAGCCAAGGAGCTTGGCGTAAAGAAAAAATTTGAGGATTTGCTTAAAGCTTACACAAAAGTACAGAAGCAGATGATTAAGGAAGAGAAAAGCAATAGGACGTTGTCTATGCTGGACCAGTGGACTAATTTCTCTGATTGTGAATATGACAGAATGAAATGTCTCAACTGGGTGGCGGATGATGATGGAATCAGAATATCAAATACAAATCCAGGATCGCCGGACATTATAGCCTGTTATCATCCTATACTTCCGATTGAACGAATGAAGAATCTGGAGACCGGAGAAGAACAGATAAAGTTAATCTATAAGAGGAATAATAAATGGTCCGAGGTTATTGTGCCGAAAACCATGGTTGCATCATCTACTAAAATCGTTGGATTATCTGCACTTGGGATTTCAGTAACTTCAGAGAATGCGAAGTTTCTTGTACGGTATCTGTCAGACGTTGAGAATGCAAATGACGATTATATCAACATTCAGTATTCCTCTAGCAAAATCGGGTGGATCAGGGATTATTTTCTTCCATATGACAAGGATATTGTGTTCGATGGAGATATGCGGTTCCGACAACTGTATGAAAGTATCAGTGTAGGCGGCAGCAGAATAGAATGGTATGAACACGTGAAGAAGGTTCGTGCTACTGGAAGAATAGAGCCCAAAATCATGTTAGCTGCAAGCTTCGCCAGTATTCTGATTAAGCTTGTTGGTGCCCTTCCATTTTTTGTGGACCTATGGGGAGAAACTGAGGGCGGCAAGACCGTAACACTTATGTTAGGGGCTTCTGTCTGGGCGAATCCAGGCGAATCACGATACATAGGAGACTTCAAGACAACAGATGTGGCTCTGGAAGCAAAGTCTGATATGCTCAACAATCTTCCATTAATTCTGGATGATACTTCCAAGGTATCTGCCAAGATCAGGGATAACTTTGAAGGGATTGTATACGATTTGTGCTCAGGAAAAGGAAAAAGCCGTTCTAATAAAGAACTGGGCGTGAGCCGGGAGAACCGCTGGCAGAACTGCATTCTGACCAATGGTGAGCGTCCGCTTGCTGGATACGTCAGCCAAGGCGGAGCAATTAACCGAATTATTGAGGTCGAGTGTTCTGAAAAGATATTTGATGATCCACAGCTTACCGCAGATACTCTTAAAAAGAACTACGGATATGCAGGAATCGACTTTGTGAACGCAGTCAAGGAAATGTCCATTGATGATATAAAAGCCCTGCAAAAGCACTATCAGGGGCTTATACAGGACGATGACAAGATGCAGAAGCAGAGTATATCTATGAGTATCATTCTGGCAGCAGATAAGATTGCAACAGATCAGCTATTCCATGATGGTCAGTACATTGACATTGAAACTGCAAAGAGTCTCCTGACAGAGAAAGAAATGGTGTCTGAAAATGAACGCGCTTACTGGTTCGTGGTTGACAAGATTGCTATGAACGGAATTAAGTTCGATGATAACCCAGATATCAAAACAGAAAGATGGGGAATTATTGACAATGATCCGGTAGAGAAGACATCAACCGCAATAATTTATAGCGCAGCGTTTGATGATCTGTGCAAAATTGGAAGATTCTCCAGAAAGGCATTCTTGTCATGGGCTGTTAAGAAGGGGCTTGTGGAAACCGACAGCAGAGGTTATCCGACCAAGGCGAAGAAACTGGATGGAATTGTCACTAAATGCGTGTTCTTGAAAATTGTAGACGAAATTCCAAAAGGATTCGTGAATTGCAATGATAATTTTGAGATTACGGACGATATTGTGTTTGATTGATAAACAATTCGTCCAAAAGGTAACCGGGTAACCTAGGTAACCTTTGATTCTGCATATATATATACGAGTATTTATATGTGCATATTGAGTATAAAAGTTTCCCTATATGAGAAAGTCAGGGTTACTCGGTTACTCGGTTACCTACCTGTAAAATCAATGGTTTACACGAATTAGTACGGTTACATCTCGGTTACTGTGGGTTACTTATATTATACACCTATTATATATAATATAAATAATTTTTAAAAATTAATAGAGCGTATACAGTGTACAGTATATTGTATACAAAAGGATGTGGGAGATTGAAAGTAGAAGCAAAGGATATTCCGTATATTCAAAAATTCATGACTGAATTCTGGAAAGCTATAAAAGATTTCTATTCAGTTGAACTTGCAGACGAATATTCCAAGCAGGCCACTGATCGTCTGATAGAACTTAGAGAGTATGCGGAAATGTGCCCTGATAATAATGATAAACAGTTTATTAAGAATTGTCTAGTTGCTTTTAATAAGCTATTAGATTCTAAACAGAGGGAAGTGAGAAAGAATGTACAACACGAAAAATAGATGCGAACAGGGGCAGGCTCTCAGAAAAGAAATCTATATGTATATCGTCAGTTATATTAAACTGGTTGGATACGCACCGTCAATTACAGAGATTTCTGAAAGGGTGGATGCCGGGAGAGCTACGGTCTGGAAGCATATTAATCAGTTGATTGATGATGACCTGCTCAGAACAAACCATCCCAGTACCGATAGGGCATATACTCCGGTTGGGTACGGAATAAGAAAGATAAGCAAGGAGATAAAATGAAACTTTATGACATTGTTACAGCAGATGGTACATTCGTCGACAGTATGAGCAGAATAGAGATTTTGGAACGGTTCGGGATTTCTAAAGGCGTCTTTCAAAGATATCTGGATAATGGCGACCTGTTAGAAGGGAAATATCAGATAAATGATTATGACTGTGACATAAAAGCAAGGAAATGTAAGGATAGGGAATTATTCTTACAGTTTGATGTTCTGACTCAGAAGATAAAGAGGGCGGTTGGACGGGAAAACTAAAAACTGCATTACAGCGTCAAATAATATAAAATGTGGAGGATTGGTACAATGAATAAAATGCGTGAATATGAACGAGGCAGGGAAGACGGGCTTGACCTTGCCAGACGAATTGTCAAACAGGGCGGGATTGAAGCCCTCGAACAGGAATGCAAGTTCCGGGGTGCGACCGGGATACATACCTCTCTGGCAGTAAAAGACCTTGATAAAGCATCAGAAAAGATAAAAGAGGTTATAGCGGATTCATTCGTAATATTGTCAATCGCCGTTCTGCATGATGATTTCGGTTTTGGCGAGAAACGCTGTCAGAGATTCAGAAATGGACTTGACCGGGCTGCCGATTATATCAATGACGGTCTGGCAGAATGGATTGATTATGTAGACGCTATTAAAGAAGAGCTAGGGATTGTATTAAAGAATCCCGCAGAATAACGGACAGGTAGCGTTTGGATAAATCAATCATGGAGGACTGTACAATAGCGTGTCAGTTACTTACATGGGGAAAGCGAGGATGGCAAATGAAAAATAATAATTATGCTTCATTCTTTAAGGCAAAACCAAAGAAGGTAGAGAGATACATTCGTTGCAGAAAATGTGGTGGAAACATGGAATGGGTTGAATACTATCCGCCAGAAATTAAATGTCCGAAGTGCGGATATACGGTATATCCTAAGCCTTATGAACCTAACTGCAATGAGATTGAAAATTGCAAGGAGGACACAAAATGTTAATCAGAAGTCAGAATAAAGAAGTTTTAGTTGCTTTTGAAAATTTACTTAATATCGAAGTTTCAGGTGGAGTAATAAGTACAAGAGTAGATAATGGATGGTCTTGCTTACTCGGAGAATATTCTGCCAAGGCAACAGCCATAAAAGTACTGGATATGATTCAGGAAACATATGCGGACGCAAAATTAAATGAAATTCTTCTTCCTGATGTCTGCAAATCGGCTAGTGAATCTCAGAGGGGAAAAGATAATACATTAATTGCAAAAACTATTAGAAAAGATTTTATGAAAAAAATGATATTCCAGATGCCAGCGGATAGTGAGGTGGAAGCATGAGCCACATCAAAGACAGATTGTCCAGTTATCATGATTGGATGCAAGATATTGTAAATAGACACAAGTTGGTTACTGCCAGAGATTTTCTAGAAATGATAGAACAGCTTCAAGATGACTTAGAACTGGATGAAAATGAAAACGATTGGATTCCAGTCGAAAAGAAACTGCCAGAGCCGGGCAAGGATGTTGCTGTACTGCTTAAAGGCTTTATCCCGGCAATTGGTAGATATGAAGTAATAAGAGACGGCATTGGAGCCTTTGTAGTTCCAGGGCAAATTGAGACTCCTGTAGAATTCAGATTGCCTGTAACTGCATGGACACCGTTGCCAGAACCATATAAGGAGGACTAAATGGGATATTGTAAATTAGACTGCCTGCACGGTGAAACCGAGTGTTGTATCTACTGCGATAAGCAAGACGATTGTGAAAATCGGTGTGACATGATGGACAGCTATGAATACGTTGAGGACTGTGAGGATTATGTCGAGGAGGACGAAAATAATGAATGAATATTTTACATTAGTTTTAGGCATTGTAAATGCTGCATGCATTGTTGTGAATATAATCACTCAGAAGTGGGATGTTCTGGTACTTAATGTTATAGTATGCGTGTTATGCATTGCTAATTTTATAGCAAATGATTGAAAAGTGGAGGAGTGCGAAGATTATGAGACTGATTGATTTATTGACAGTAATCGGCGAAGATGCCGAGAGTAATGAGAAAATTCAGATATGCCACCCGGGGAGAAGTTGGAATGATTACGATGAATTTAATGCCGGTTCAAAACTGTTGAAACCATTTTATGAGTTAGAGATTAAAGCTTTATCTGCGGTAAATACGGATGTGTTTAGAGTTGACTTGGATTTTGATGAGAAAGGATGATAGGAATGCGTTTAATTGATGCAGACAAAATAATTGATTCTCTTGGAGGTTCGGATATGGATTTTGCAATAGGTGCAGTTATTGACGAGCAGCCGACAGTTTTTGATGTGGACAAGGTTATTAGTGAGTTGAAAAGAGATAAATTCATTGAATCGGAATGTATCTTATCTGATGTACATCAAGGATACAATGCTGGGCTGAGCAGGGCAGTTGAAATCGTGAAAGGCGGTGGAGTTGAATGAGTAGATTAATTGACGCTGATAAATTAATTCAAGAAATGAGCGAATGGTATTGGGATAAAGAAAAGCAGAAAGCTGCGGAAAATGATGTTTCTCCGATGGATTTATTTACACATCTTGCAATTACAACTGTTCAAGAACAGCCGACAGCTTTTGACTTGGACAAAGTTATGGAACAATTGGAAGATAGAAGCACACTGGCAAGACCAGTAGGGTGGTCTAAAGCATATGAAATTATAATGCTGAAAGATGCAATCGAGATCGTGAAAGGCGGTGGAGTTGAATGAGAGAAGTTCTTTTTAAGGCAAAGAGAGTCAAAAATGGAGAATGGATAGAAGGGAGCCTCATAGATTTGGATATTGACAGCGGATATTGCTATATCGTTCCGCCGTATAAAGGAGCGAGTACATTGCCAATCGGCTTTTTGATAACAGACGGAATGGAATTGGTTATTCCAGAAACCCTCTGCCAGTTCACGGGACTTTGCGACAAGAACGGGAAGAAGATTTGGGAAAATGATATTCTGATGGCGCACTTGGACGAATCCTACCCAGAGGATGCGACATATGAAGCCGTTGAATGGGGTGTTGCAGGATGGGTAGCGCATGAAGCTAATAGCATAGACAGACAGTATATTGATGAGTTTGATCTTGAACATTATGAAGTAGTTGGCAACATTTTCGACAATAAAGAATTATTACAGGAGGGATACAAATGAGTAGCGCAAGTACAATATTCGGAACTAAAGCGTATGTATGCGCAAGATATTTTCTTAGACCGGGAAAGTGTTTCAAATATATCGACCAGCGTGGCGAGGATGCCACAGAACACGTCTATGAGGTCATGGCGTTATATCCGTACTGCGTCCTGTTAAGAGATACCAGAAACGGAGTCAGAACTTGCCCGGGATATAACACTTTGAGTCTGATGCTGAGAGGAAGTGAAGTGAATGAGTAAATCAATAGTAGTGGTGGATACACCAGAAACTTGTGTAGATTGTATATTTTGTCAAGAATACGGTATAGGAAGTAGAAAATATGCATTTTGCTATGTAACAAATGGGGATAGCGAAAATGACATGAAACCAATTGACTGCATATACGGATATCGTCAATCTAAACCTGATTGGTGTCCATTGAAGCTGTTACCAGAGAAGAAAAGTACAACTGCACCCGTGAGCAATTACGAAGTGCAGAAAAACTTATTTGCCGACGGTTGGAGTGCCTGCTTGAGAGAAATTACAGAAACAAGCGATGAAAACAAGCGATAAAAAGTAAGCGATAAGA